TCTACATTCTCTATTATTCTACCATAATCTGTCTCGATTTTTAAGCCATCCCAGTACTTATCCCGGACTATTTTCTTGTTGTAGAGGCTCTCTAAGTCCTTGTTTTCCTTATTAGAATACAACCACGCGAAGGTTTTCACTTTGGCTTCTTCGCGGCTGAGTTCACCATCGAAAACGTTCTTGACATTCCAATTATGGATGTCGTTCTTGGGCTGTTCAACGCCGGCGAGAGCCAGAAGCACCCTCAACTCTGCTGCATTAAAGTCAAGCTCCACGAGCCAGTCGTTCTTTGGTTTAATGCACGCGCGGAACTCTTTGTTCATCGTGAGAATGGGTAAACTGTTTGGGTTTGTTGATAGGCGCCCTGTGATCGTGCCCCATGGGTTATAGTCGCACACGTGATTGACGGTTTGCAGGGTGCGGTGAAAGTTCATGCCGCGGACACTGCTCAAAAGATGCTTGATTGGGTTGATGTCGACACTCACAGTCTGCGAACGGATGCTAGAGAGCATTTCCACAAGGTTGTACATGCAGTCATAGTTCTCTGGTTTCGGGTGGGTCTCCAAAACGTGCTTAGTGATCTTATTTTTGGCCTCAAGATATTGATACAGGAAGAATTCTGGAACCACATCATAAAAGCAGTTTTCATCCAAAGAAAGTTGTGATGTTTTAAAAGCCTTGAGACACGCTCTAAGCTGTTTCTTGATTTCCTCCCAGCTATCACGCAAATCCTCGGGGCAAACCTCTGTCAGGGTGGCTCCGTCGCTGTAAATGCGTGCTAGTTCATAATGATCGCCTGGAAGGTGAGTAGAGTACTCCCAGGTGGCTCCAGAACGGGGCATCTGTTTGGTGGGGTTGATAGAATTGTTGGCAAAATATCCAATACAATCTCTTTTTTGATCAAGCACCTGAAATAGCAGAGAGTCTTCCTTCACTGTGTTATAATAGCAGGAGGCTCAGCGCGTGTCAAGTACTTTTTCTGTCTAAACGTTCTCGCGTTTGCATAACCACGGCACCGGGGCCATAAATGTACTGGCGGTATACTAAGTTTACATAGTGGGCGACCGTACCCAGGCTTAGGCTGGTGGGGGCGCCGGCAATAAGGGAAAATAGGTCATATGATTCTTGTTTGAGGGACCTAAGATGATGGGGAGACAAGGGGCTTTGAACCTCTACTTGTCGTAGATCAATATATAAATCGATGAGGAGCTTAATTGGCAATAACGAGGCACTAGGGTGTCCCTCCATATATTCCGACTCCTTCATCTCAAGAGGGACGCGAGGTTTTGCTGCAATGGAGCATTTAGAATCTACGGTGCCCACTTCGTCATCATAATAAGGCGCCTTGGCTACCAGCTGATGGTACGAGTTAAGTAGAATTCGAACTAGATCAGCAAAATCCGTGGTGTATGTTTTGGTATAAAAAATATCAAAAAAGTTATTTTTATTAACTGTGGTACCGGTTCCAGGTACAGCATATCCGCTAGTGCCAGTTGCTAAAAAAGCCTCCGTAAATAAATCTGCAGTTAAAATCCATGGAGCATTTTTGTTAACCACAAAACCATACTTCTTTGCACAGCGTCGGAAAAACTCAAAGTTGGGGTCAGAGAGAAACTTCTTATATTTGACAGCATCGTTTGACGCATCTAAATTGCTTATTGAAATGCTGAGTCCACTCCCCATTAGGCTAGCCTGAGAAGAAAGTATATAATTTGTTTTGGTGATGGGAGTTGCTTGTGCTACATTTAAGAGGTAGGGGCGATAAAACTTTAGGAAGGAGGGGAAGTCTCGAATGGCAAACTTCTGGGTGCCGCTTAAATTTCTAAGAAAGGCATTAAATAAGTTTTGTGTGAACTGACTATAGCTTGCATTGGGTGATTCGTATGCCCTGACTGCTTCCAGATTCATCATCGCCGGATTACCCTGAGGTACAACTGCTCGCACCCATGTAGCCTTCTGCATATGCCGCACGAATTTTTCAAACGCGGTCACAGCCACGTTTAGAGCCATCACATTAGCCGGACCGCTGGAAGGGATAGCCTTCATATTTATTAGACGCGGCACAACAGTATTTTGATTTTGATCAATGCGACCATACAAAAATTTATCATGCCAAACGTCTAAGCCGATCGGGCGCGCTTGCGGATACACTCCTTCTTTATAAAGGCTGCGTTGGTAAAACCCACCAAGTGCACCTAAGTCATTTTTCCCCTTAGGGCTAACGAGATCGCCAATGGGATAATTAAATGTGTTTGCCATATCTTATATAGTTCCTCGTTTACTAAGCTTTTCTATTGGTTCTGGTTGATGCCGGCACGTTAGTCTCTCGGAGGGATGCCGCCGAGGTACACATCGGTGGCTTGTGCACTCGTGGTGGTACCGGTCGGCTCGCCGATGCTATCGATCAGCGCGTTGATCTCGGGGTCATCCAAAAGTTCGTCGATCTCTTCGCCCAGCGCGGCGGCGTACTGCGCGTCGGCATGCTGTTGCGCTCGATCCGTGGGCGCACGTTCAATGTCGGGGGGTACGTCTAGAGCAACACCAACCACCGGTGCGGTGCCGCTTTCGAAGTCGAGTCCTTCTTGTAGGGCTGTAAGACTTACGTTGTAGCCAGAGGGGGAAATAGTATGGCTGACGCCAGTGATAAGAAAGTAGCCTGCTAATCCCAAAAGACGGACAAGGCTCACGTCGGTGCCAGCCATCGTGGGTCTAATAAAGGTATATTGGCCATTCTTGAATAGGCTATTGCCTACTAAATCCAGACGCACAGAATATAACTCGCGCAGCTGCTGGGCGCCCAGGTTACCAAACTTCTGTATCTTAGCCTCGCGGAGATAAGTCTGCTCCTGACGCGAGAAGCTGGCTTTCTTAACTAAGCCAACCGGCGAGCCAATGTAGTGATGATAAATCCCACTTTCCAAATCATGTTTCTGATCGCCTTTACGGTCGCGGGGCGACGCGTCAGTAGAATACAGAATCAATCCAGAGGTGATGTTATATTTGTTGAAGAATTTCTCATCTCCCGCTTTGCGCTTCTTGACGGCTGTGGCGAGTTTTGGGATATCATTTTCAGGTGTTGAGGATCTTACCAATTCGGTTAGCCTGTCAACACTAACAACATTACCGGTACCTTTGGCGCCAACATGCGGCAGTCCTGAGTCTTTGTCTTTGTTGTTGAAGTGAACTATAGCTGTATCGAACCGAATATCATCTACCACGTTCTCCTGGATGCATCCCTTTTTGAGAGCTTCCCCAATAAGGCTGGCACAGATGTCCTTCAGGAAGTGTAATAGATAATAGCTATTTCTTTGATTCTTAATGACATGGTTCTTAAACCATATATTAAATTGATCAATAGAGATTGGAATATCCCCGATATTAATACGCTTTTTGACGCTTCCATTAAAGAGAAGTCCCTTCTTGCGTAGCTGTTCTAGTACCTCGTTGTCATTGATTGTGTTGGCGCATACAATTTCATCTGAATTTTCAAACTGATAGAGCAACAAAGGATTGGTAATGTCTATATCAGCCAAAAACATCCTAAAATTGGATTTAAGAATAGCACTAGGCTCATTATTAGTACCCAAAATTACATTTGTCTCAAGAATCATATCAACCAAATCACCCAAATAAAAATAAGGAATGTCCATTACGTCGGTTTCTTTGCCCTCGCGCATGCTCTTATTCCATTGGTTAGTGATGTTCTGCGAAACTGTCCGGGGCTCGTCATCGGCAGTATTCCCCCCGGTCTGCGCGAGGGAGTCTAACAAGTTTGTATTAAACGATGAGCGTCCGCCTATTTCGCTAACACTAAAGCCGGTGCTTTTGCTCATTTTTTCTCTTGCGCGTTTTGCGCGCTCTTCAGGGTCAGTGATTTGCCCGAGCGGTGTTTTGACTAATTCGTCCGTCTCAACCCGCATAGTATAAATTTGGGTCTGGGTGGCGTCTCGGTTTTGAAGATTTAGGTCTTGGCGTCCATATAATCCCTCCAGAAACTTACGATATTTTTTGAGACGATCGGCATTGAGTAGTTCCTTTTTTTCTTCTAACAATTTTTTCATGGCTTCACGCTCGCCCTTAGTTTCCGACTGAATATGTTTACTCCGGGTCTCGGCGTCGGGGTGTGTAGTAACCGCTTCCTGCTTTACATCATTTATTTTCTTTCGCGATTTCTCCACATCCTTCTCTAAAGTCTCCAAAAGAGCCTTTGTCTGCTTGTCGGTTGGTCCCAAAATATCCATTTTGTTATTCGTCAGAATTCCACTAATTGCTGCCTGATAATCAATCGATAGTTTGACAGACCCATTTTCATTGAAAGTAAGGTTGTGTCGCGTTTGCTGAAGATACAGAGCAATGCGACTAGCCTTAAGGGCGGCTGTCACAGCATCTAATTTCTTTTTTTCTGTGTCCCAACGCGGGTGGGGCTCTGGCCACACTTCACGAAGAACGTGTCGGGGCGGTGTTGCCCATCCTGCCACAACTTTAATACGGAATTGAGCCCCATCATACTGAGCCCCGGCAGCGAGGACAGCATTCTGGGCTGCTTTACAAGTTTTGGGCTTCTCTTCGGGTTTCTGATCCTTCTTTTCGTCCTTCTGGGGCAGCGCGCTCTTAAGAGTCGCAGCGGAAATTAACAAATCGAGAGGGACCGCCTTTTTGCCGCCGCCGCCAAAGCCGCCCTGGTTTCGATCAGATCCCTCAAACAATTCATTAATAGTTTGAAAGTAAAAAGATAAATTAGCGCTGATATTATTGTCGACTTCGGCTGGTTGGACACCGTCCAACTTCCACGTAAAGGATTGTAATCCCCATCCCTTGTAACGTCCCGCGGATCCTATAATATCTTCTTCTCGGGTGTAATTAGGAATAGGAATCTCTTGCTGACCAATGGGTATCATTCCTGTCTCTGGGTCATAGTCAACACGATACAGCTTGATGTATGGAGTAAGGGCTCCGTACACTGCTGTGGGTAAATCTAAGAGTGCCTTCGCTGCATCGTCGCCTATGTGGTTAATGCGGGATATGGTTGTTCCGGGACCGCCCAAACTAGCGCGGGGATTGGTCAGCGCGACCACATTTTTATAAGGCTGTGCTGCAACATTCTTTTTGTGCAACTCCGTAACTGCATCGACGTTTTCCATCAAAAAGCATTGCAAGTCAAACGGCTTAAGTTGACGATAATTAGCTACAACATCCAGAGCAGTCGGATCTACTTCCTTCAGGGTGGGGGCTGCGCCCTTGCCGCCGGTAATCCCCTTTTCTCTCGCTTGTGCGGACGTGTCTTCACTGATTGCGCCGGCGCCGAAGAAATCCAGTATTCTCTCTACGTGGTCGTGCAGGACCTTCTGTCCTTTGTCTGAGTCGATAGGATCGCCAAATAAATCCTTGAATTCTGTTCCTATATAATTTCGAATAGAGGTGTCAAGCACAGAAAGGTTATTGCTTTTGTTCTCAAATCCTTCAAATAGGGTCCGCCATGCTGTTTTTACTTGCGCTGGTACAACGTCATCAATATGGGTTCTATATGCGGCGAACGAGGCTTCATCTAACAGTCGCTTGCCATCTTCGATCTCGCCAGGGAAGTAATCGGTGGGCGCGACGCCCGGGCCCCACACGTGGAATGGTATGCCTTCAAGGGGGAGAGTATGCAATAGCGCCAGGCGATCGGGAAATATGTGCTGACCGCGAGGTGTGTCAACTACTTTGCTGCTTTTGGACTTCTGGGGGGATGGTCCATTCGGTCCGTTATAAGAGGCGTGTGCCCTGTTACCATACGCGTTAAAGGCGCGACTCCACGCGCTGGTGGTTTCCGCCGCGGCATTGGGCTGCGCGCTAGCGGCGCTCCAGATCCATGAGTTGTAGCCGCCGCGGTCGAGCTTCTGGGCGGCGGCGTTCCAGATATCGATCCCTGACGTCATCAAGCTTGCGCGGGCATCGAGGAAGGTCTGACGATCCAGTTTTTTATTATCTACGCCCACCAAGGTTAATAAGTCCATAATTTCAGGAGATAATAAATGTCCGTACATGGGCGCTGCAGCGGTGCTGTTCTGATCAAAGTAGTTATCAATCTGAATCGTCGTTCCATAAAAAAGAGGGTCCAATGAAAAACGATTGGTATCGCCTTTGCCTCGCGGTGGGATTCCAAGCGCGCGGGCGGCACCGGAGTAGCCGCCGCCGGGACCTTCTAGAAGATCGGCAGGCCAGCTGGAGTCTCCGGGATTATACCGGCGCTGGTGTACATTGCTTGGCGTGGTGGTGCTTTCGGCGCCAGGGGGGGCGGCATTGCGCTTGTGGACCTTCGAATAAAACCAATTTGTTTCCCCTCCTACAAAAACACTGGTGCCTGGATTATCTTCGGCTTCCAGTGCCGCGAGGGATAGTCCGGGCTCACTGGAGCCTCCGACCATGGTCCTGTAGCGAGGACTTTGAACACTGAGAAGCTGCTGAGTTCGAGCGACGTCATCGGCATCGTTCACAAAATCTGACCAACTTCCTTGTTCTTCCATCTCTTTTCGAATATCCAGAACGGACTTGGCTTGAAACTGCATATTATAGCCCGTGATCAAACCGAACTGGCGCCACTTGGTTTTTACATTTAGCCAGTTCGTTCCCTTCACGTGACCGCCGCCGGTGTTTAGCTCCACCGGTCCCAGTGCTGCTATTGCGGACTCAACACTGGCGATGGATCCCGCGGCGGTGCCGCCGGTGGACGCCATAAGCTCGCTCGTTGCCTCTTCAATTCTCTCTTGATACCCATTCTCCACATAGTTCTCCACAAAGTAGTTGTATGCATACTCTAATTTAAGACTATCTTTATATAACTCGAAGAGTGTGGGAGCAGCGTCATCGAGCCACTGGGGAGAGAGTTTACGAATTCCTGCAGACAAGGCTCCGGCAGTCTCGGCGCTGAGTGCCGCTTCACGATCAGCTTGGCGCTGTAACTGAACCGCTTCATCATAAGCTTGGAGCCACGCAGCATCCTCTGGGGTTAAGGGCTGTGGCGCGTCTTGCAATCTGCGCTTTTTTTCTAGATCGGTTTCCTCGTATGCCATGACCTATCCGCTTATTACTTGCAGAACCTCATCCAATGGAAGCGGGATAAGGAGTACATCTCCATTCTTCACGTGTGCTTCAGTGGGCTTGCTATTATACAGTGCGATAACCCACCAATACTGAGCATCATTATAATGCTTTAGCGCCAATTTGTAAAACCGGTCGCCAACTTTCCATATATGCTGTATCCGCATGAGGTCAGCGCGATCGGATGCACCAGGCGACTCAAGCTGGGGAGTGCCGTATTGGCGGATGTAAGGAACCTGGCGTTGCTCTAGAATACTTTCATAGGATTCGCTCTGGTTGCGGAAGATTGTTTTGTTGTTGTATCTGTTTCCCATGTGTTATGGATCCCCGCACATGCCGAGATCTCTGAGTTGTTGGCCGTGTTCACCGTAACAGGCGCCCATCTGTACTTCAGCCACCTCATCCTCATCATTGTTTCCGCCCGCAACTTCGCCGACATCAGCCTGAGCGTCGGGGCCTTGATTTAGGCGTTCTCGGCGTTCGGCGATGGCGTCGTCTATTTGCTCCTCAGTGGGGTTGTCTTTCCGGTCCAAATTTCCATTGGCGTCGTCAGTAGTCTCCGCGGTGGATCGGGGGCCGGCGACAAAGCCCTCAGGCGGTGGGGGGGCGATAAAAGCATTGGGGAAAGCTTCATCCGTCCCGAAGGAGCCACCGAAAGTAAAGCTGCGATCGCTGGTTCTGCCGGCTGTTGGCGCCCAGCCGACTAGGTGTGTGTGAAGCACTGTGAACGTAAAACTCAAGGATAGCTTCTTAGGAAAGTAATTCTTTACAGCGATCGAAGATTGACTTTCCACGCGCTGACCGGGGATGGGTCTGGAACGTTCCACCGTGGCGGATTCCAGTCCTTGCAATATAAAACCGCCCTCAGTAACCTCAGGACTATAAGCTAAACCGCCATTGATGTAGCCAATTAATTTTTCATCGCTATTGTTGGGGCTCGAAATTAGATTTGTCCACTTCAAACCGAGAAGAGGTCCTGACTGGAGAGTGTTTTGTTGTACCATGGCGCCCGCGGCATAAAGAGGATACATAAATTTAATTAGTTGCCGGACCTTATCCATGTTGTCTATAGCATGTTGTTTATCATCATTTGGAATATCAAAGGCCAACTGAATGCTTCGTCCTGTTCGTTGATAAGTGGCCAGTGGATCCATTCGTCCATAAACCGTCTCTTCCTGCCACTGAGAAGTATAGGTATCACTAAAACTTGTCACCCATCCTTCAAAGGTAACCTCCTTGTTGGTGGGAAGATGCCAAATCTTAATCGTAAAAAAATCGTTGTTGCGTAGCGCTGGATATGGATTCATTTTATTTATCTCCTAACCAAAGGGTGTCATTCCCGATGCATTAACTATAGACGCGGCAAATTCTTGACCATCGTCGAGTGTCAACATAACTCGTTGGGTGCCTCCGCGCGAGATATCCTCACGCAAACCCTTTAGTTCAGCCACCACAGCTGTTGCCATGTTAATGGACTCTTTAGTGTCCGCTGCGTTGGTGACATAAGTACCATAAGGGAGCACCGCTGTTTCTGGTCCATGTTCGTTCAGTCCCACGGCAGCATAAAGCTTCTCAAGGAAGCTTCCGCCACCCTGCGCAGGTTCGGGATCTACTTCGCCCCCCGGAGCTAACATCATATCCGGGCGCCTTGCGCCTGCTTTGAGCGCTGCGCTCTTCTTGGGTCCCAGATTTACCAGACCTCCCCGAGCCAACGCAAGATCTTGTCGATGCGTGCCGGGCTCAGATGCGCCTCCTCCTCCGCCGCCTCCGAATGTTGCCCCAGCGATGCCGCCAGCGGCTAGTCCGATGGCCGCCACAGAAGCCCACATTGCCAGACTTGTGCCGCCCGTAAAGGGGGCTGCGATCAAAGCAGCCACGCCAGCTGCGAGAAGCCCCACCTTCATAAAGCGCACCATCGCAGATTCGGCATTTCCAAACCACTGTCCGATCTCACCCAGGAACTCCACTGTCGGAACAATAACGTCTTCTATAAGGGGGCGCATATCCACCAACATAGTCTGGAAGGCATTCTTAAGCTGATCCATTATCTCTTGAGAATTCTGTGCTAGTTCGGCTAATTCTTCTTGTTGTAGCGCCTGCAGTTCCATTTCAGCGGTGGACATCTTCATGATACGAGACGCATCTTCGACAGACATTCCCAGTGCTGCAGCCATTGCCTGCTTCTCGTGGCGATTCATAGCCTCGAACTGTACGCCTGATGCGTCAATAGAAGACTTCAGAAGATCAATTCGTTGTGCCTCAGATGCATTCAACATATCAATAGAGTTAAGATAGGGACCGCCCAATAGGGCGTTAAGACGACCAACAGATTTGGCGGCGCCATCAAAGGTATCAAACTGCTTGGCAATCCCCATGAGTTTTCCTACTTCAATGCCGGTTGCCTTGGACTGCTTTGCCAATCCTTCAAACACATCAATGGCGCCATTGCCATACTTAGAAAGTTCTGAGAAGGCACCCTGGAAATCGGATGCCATCTTACTCATTGAGACGCCTAAAGACTTAGCGGTGCCTGCCAGTCTGAGCATGACATCGTTTGATGCTTCAACACTCATCCCAAGGGAGCGGCTCATTTGGTCAAAGATTTTAGCCGTTGTCTGACCGCTTACACCAAGCTCGGTAAGCAGCAACGTGGTATCTAACACGACGCCGCGTTCGCTCTCGCTCAGTTGGGTATAAGCCGAAAAGCTATCATAGAGAATATTGAAACCTTTTCCAGCCTTCTCAGCACCCACACCAGCATACTGCAGTCTCTGCTGCGTTTGCGTTATTTCAAGATTATATTCTTTGCCGGCGCCGGTTGCCTTGCGAAATGCCGAAATTGCTTTGTCTTGAGCTTTAGCCAGCTCCCAGGTTCCATTAACAATGGCATCAAAGAATTTCAGGGGAAGATTTTTGGCAAAATCTGCGGCGCCGGCTGCTAGTGCTTTGAATCCGCTACCACCCGAAGCCTTGACCTTGCGAAATTGCTTGCCTAATTGATTCAGATTGTCACCAAATCCGCCTGTCTTAAGGGCAGTCCCTGTGATTTTCTTTCCAAGCTCTGAAAAATGGTTAGCGAGCCCTTGCTCGCCTTTTAACCTCTTCTGTGTATTCGTTAGTGTCTTATTGAGGTCTTTCTCCTCTGTTTTCAGAACAACGATGGAGGCAGTAAGGTTATCATTTTCGCTTGCTAGCAGGGCTACAAGTTGTGCGTTGTCCTCTTCGAGCTCCATGAGCGCTTTGTTAGCCGCTATCTCATCTTGCGCAGTTTTAATGGCTTCCAGTTTTTGCAGGCGCGCGTTTTCGGTTGCGATCGTCGCCTCCTGCAGTGCTTTTGTGTACCTGGAGCTTATTCCTTCTGTAAGATTGGAATAGAGTTCGTCTGTTTTGGCAAGTTCCTCATTAAGGTCAATCAGTTTTTCCCTTTGGGCGTCGATGTCGGCGGTGTCGATGGCGCCGAGTGGTTTCCGGCGCGCTTGAGGAGAGGTGCCCTCGCCGGCGGCGCGCGGGGATGAGCCACTGCTCGACTCCTCCAAGCGCTGGAGCAGCTTATTAAGATTTTGGACTGTTGCGTCGGTAAGTTCGGCCATTTAAAATTTACCCCTACTTAAACGGCCATTTTAAGCCGGTTTCAAACTCAAATTGGCGAACTGCATCCTGAAGCTGATACTCACTATACATGGTCTGGGCATCATTAAGACCATGTTTTACATAGGAATCCATATATCGCTTTTCACGCTTCAGGGCGGTGAAAAAAGCAGTAATCTGCGCAGGATTGCCCCCCACTGATACTTTTATGTCGGGGGCATCACCTGCGTACAAGCTCTGCATAAGCATATAGATGTCATTAGCAAATTGGCTTGTAACATCTTCCGTAAGGTAAGTATTATTTTTATGGTTTAAATCAATATGAATCGTTTTTGACATGCACGAACGCCCTCATTAAATAAATAGTAGAAAAACCAAAAAGCCAAGCCTATTTGCGTTCATATGCTTGCTTGGCTTGTTCGTTTTGTTGCTTGTATTCTTTAATTAGTCTTTCGACGAACCAACGGCGCAGCTGGACGGGGAGGTTATACGCTTCCACAAATGACCAGCTTCCATGGTGCTTGAGCACGAATAGCTCTTCATAAACTTCTGCTTGATAATCAGGTGGTAGGCCAAAAAAACTCTGCCGTTAACGGCATTACCACCTTTCCACCGTAGGAGCATGTCTCGCATGTGAATTCATGGCTCATGTCTACGTCAGGCTTCAAAATTTCATACACCTGTCTTAAATGGCGAGAGTCGCGAGCAGGCATTAAATCCACAAAGCGCGCGATCATACTAAGATCTGTTACGCCATTGAGTGAAGTAATGACGGCTTTAAGCAAGTCAGTGCTACGTGAATCAGGGAGATTTAGTTTCTTCTTTTTCTCCACAGAAGCTGACAATCTTTTCTCTTCTCCGGAGGTCAGCAAACAAACTTCTACAGTAACTCCGGTTGTAGGCAGCGTGAACGTAAAGGTACCGGAGTCGGTCGTCTCCACTTCGTCGGGAACTGTGTCCGCGTAATACAAACTTAACTCTTCCAAATCAAAAGATGTTTCATTAACTCTAGCACAGCTGGGACAGCTTACCTGTGTTACATAATCTGATCCAAAACCAGTAATACGTGCGGCTACAACTAGTGCATTTTTATCACCGATCAAAAAATCATCAAGGTCAACCGTTTTATCAGTCAATAGAGATTGTAACATCCTATCGAGAGCTAGTCCCTTACGAAGGAGCGCTTCGCTGGTGAGGATATCTTCCTCTTTTGCCGTCATGTGTCGAATTTCAATACTCTCGATTCCCGCGAGGGGGCTGTCGCCTGTATAGAAACGCCCCTTGCTGGGGAGATCCACGAATTCGGTGGGGGTTACAAACGAAAAAATATCATTTGTTGTTACTGCTGCGGGAGTCGCAGACGTATCTTCAGGGGTTGGCGCTGCAAACCGCTCTGAGTTTCTTTTTCTAGCCATTAATTACCTACTTTCTTTGAGGTGGGCTCCGGAACTTAGCCAGCAGCTGCATCAACCGCGGGACCAGATTGGTACCTAGCCCAATCATACCGCATTTCGACCGTAACATTAAGTAATTCCGTATCATTGTCATAACTTAAATCACCGAAAGTGGCGTTGGTCACAAAGGCATTCTCTAAGCGCCACGTACCAACAGTACCGCCCTCACCATTAACTTCTTCAATGGTGACAAGACCCAACTGCCGCAGCGCGTCGGCCTTATTAACAGTACCCGGGGCATGACCAGAATTGAAAATCTCTTCTTGTTTATTGGGGTCCAAATATCCCATTCCCGTCAGGGCGTTAAGGAGAAGCTGGTTGCTGTCAGGATTGACTGCGTTTACAATGGTAGCTGTTACTGTGTTCCACTCGACCGAGCCAGGATAGTAATAAGTGTTGCCCAAAAACTTATGGGGCGACTGTCCCACAGTGTAGCCGGGCTTTGTGACCGACTTTGCAAGGTAAGTAGCATACGTAAACTTTTGCTCAGCATTCACAAGTCCTGGGATTTCCAAGATAAAGCGATGTGCTCGTTTAGGCTCTGATAAAGCGCTGGTCCAAAATGGCATTGTATAAGTTCTCCTTGTAAGTCCTAAGTTATATAGTGTGGGAGATTAAAACCTCCCCCAATATTAATCATCAAATGATGCTCCAGTTCGAGTGATATTGAAATCAATCGCAATATATTCAATTGCCCTTGTCGGCTTCAGGTAGATACGAGCATACATGATGTTCCTATCAACCAAATCCGGCGTAGTCGTTGTATCATCCAGGATGAGCTTATAATCCGACAGACCAAAGTTGGTCTTGATATCGGCCAAGATAGGCTCGACGCTAGAGATAAAGCGATTCCACGTAGTCTTCACGTTCGGATCGAACAAGAGAGTGGCGGCAACCTGAGAGATGCGCTTCTTCACGAAGATCATGAGCCGGCGCACGTTAATACGGTCCAGAGCGGAAGGAGTAACCTGCAGGGTCTTCTGACCGAAGATTACAATGCCTTCTGCGGGGAACTTAGCAATCGGGTTAATGTTTGCAGCATAGAGATCATCACGATCCTTACGACGCAGCTGATGGGATACATCAGTAACCGGAATACCAGCGGCACCCTCGGTAAGTCC